GTAACTTCAGGTGATGTATCAGTTGTTTACCAAGGTGACGTAATCTTAGGTCGCCTAGCTATGGGTGCTGACTACCTCAACCCTGCTGCATGTGTCGAGCTTATTGCTGGTGCTGCTACAGGTTCATCAGGTAACGCTGCATTCTAATGCGTACAGATATGGAGGGCTTCGGTCCTCCTTTTTTTTATTTATAATTATGCCTTTTCCAACCACAAATGCTACAAAAGAACTACCCGCTATAAATCAAATACTATCCACATGTGGGCAGGCTCCTGTAACCACCCTAGATCAAACCAACCCGGACGTTGCGATTGCTTATGATACGTTGTTACAGGTGACTCGTGAAGTTCAAGCGGAAGGTTGGACATTTAACAGTGAGTTTCATTACGAATTTACCCCTGACACCAACAAAGAAGTTTTAATTCCAAACAACATACTACAAATTAAACTATCTAAAAACTCTGCTAACATGCAGTATGATGCTACACGTAGAAACGGTAAGCTATATGATAGAATACATCACAGATATACTTGGGACGATCATCTTGAAGGTCTCGAATGTGATGTCGTATGGGAATTTGATTGGGTAGATATACCAGAACCAATACAAAATAGTATGGTAACAAGAGCAGCTACTATGGTGTCTCAAAGAATTGTAGGAGACACAGCACAGTACGAAATGCTACAACAACAAGAAGCGTACGCTAGAGCATTAGCTATGGAGTACGAAACCAAGCAAGGACAGTTCACTATATTTGGACATCCTTATGACAAGACTAATTCCTACCCAGCTTATCAACCCTTTCATGCTTTAATGAGATAATGCCAGCAGTAACTCAACGAATTGACAACTACCTCGGCGGAGTATCTAGACAATCAGACGACAAGAAACTGCCCGGTCAAGTCCGAGAGTGTCTAAACGGCTACCCTGATCCTACTTTTGGTTTAACTAAAAGATCAGGATTCAGATGGATTAAGAACCTAGGTACAGGTACTACCTATGATGGTGGTAAATGGTTCTACATTGCTAGAACTACAGACGAACGATATATTGGAGTTATTACTCCGAAACCTAACAGTGGTTATGGTAGTATAGCTATCTGGAACGTAGACGGTACAGTATGTAACGTTACTATGGATACAAGTACAACTGTAAATGCTGTAAACTATCTTACAGGATCTAGATTAAATTATTCTATACTTACTGTACAAGATACTTCAGTTATTGTAAACAACTTACAGACTGTAGCTAAGATAGCTGATCCTGTATTTATACAAAGAACTCGAGCTACACTTATACTAAGTGAAACAGCTATAAGTTCTACATATAGTATAACTATGAATGCTGGAGGTGGTGCATCAGATCAGACATTTACTACAACTACAAGTAGTAGTGAAACTTATGATGGACTACTTACAACTTTAAAAAATGGTATTGATGCTTTTAATATCTCAGGATTAACAGTTACTAAGTTCCAAGGTACACTTGAACTAAGTAGAGTTGTAAGTGGTACACGTACTGCATTCTCTATTACTTGTAAAGGTGGTGCGTTAAACAATAAACTAACTGTATTCCAAGATCAAGTAGACAACGTAGCACAGTTACCAGTACAATCTTTTCATAATCATGTAGTAAAAGTTATTAATACATCTTCTGATAAAGATACATACTTTGCTAAGTTTGTAGCTGATGACGGTATATCAGGAATTGGATTCTGGGAAGAGACATTAGATCCTAGTAAATCACCCGGTCTAGACGCCTCTACAATGCCTCATGAGCTAGTTAATACAGCTCTCAACCAGTTTACATTTAGACAGTTTACATGGGATCCTAGAACTGTAGGAGATGATGTAACAAACTCTCACCCCAGTTTCGTAGGTAATAAAATACAACAAGCATTCTTTCATAATAATAGACTAGGTTTCTTATCTAATGACAATGTGTCTATGAGTCAATCTGCAAAGTATTTCAATTTTTATCATACTTCAGCTCAGATAATCACAGATGCAGACCCTATTGATATTAGTTCTTCTACTATACGACCAGCTAATTTACACGCTATCGTACCTACAACTCAAGGTTTGGTGCTCTTTAGTAAAAGCCAACAGTTTTTATTAAGATCAGCAGACAGAGTGTTAACACCTTCAACTACTAACATTACTCCTATATCTAACTATGATGTAGACGAGCATATAGATCCAGTTGATATGGGTACAAACATAAACTTTATTAGTAAGACACCAAGTTACACACGTGTATTTGGAATGATTACTAGAGGTCAGGACGAGAACCCACAGGTACTTGACGTAGGACGTGTTGTAAACGAATGGATACCAGAGTCTATAGATACTCTTATAGCTAGTCCTCAGAACCAGTTTATAGCTATGTCTGACCAGAATAGTAATAAGGTCTATTTTTACCGTACATATAGTGATGGTAAAGATACACTTGTACAGGCTTGGTTTAACTGGGAGCTACCCGGAACAGTACAATCTATCGCTATCGACACTGATGACTTACTAGCTGTTACAAAACAGGCTAACCAGTTTACATTATCTAAAGTAAGTCTAAGTCAGAGTCCAGAAGACGCTATTATTGTTAACAACGATGGACAAAAGATTAACCCCTGTATCGACTTATATGCTGCACCTACTTCTGTGGCTTATGATAGTACAAATAACTTTTCTAAGTGTTATCTACCTTGGAACAATGTTACAGGATTAACACCTGTATTAATTATTAAAGGTACTACAGCTACTGGACAGTTTATTGAATCTGGTTTTAGTGTAGAGCCTACGATTGCATCTGATGGTGGTGGCACATACTTTAAAGTTCATTTTAAAGATCTTACCAGTATAGCCAGTGATGTTATTATCGGATGGAAATTTGACTTTGATGTTATACTACCTAAAACTTATTACTTCTTAGATGAAGAAAATAAAAGATCAGACTTTACAGCTAGTTTAACTATAGCTCGTATGAAATTCATTGTAGGATTATCTGGAGTTATGGGTTTCAAGTTAAAGTCTAAGGGAGTACGTCAAGGTTCAAGACAGTATACAGGAGATGGATCTACTACAGCATACAGCTGGAATGAAGATGATATATCATATACAGATGCTGACCAGATAAAGGTCAAACTAGACGGTGTTGTAACTACAGCTTTTACAGTTACAAACAATACAACAATTACTTTTAACTCTGCACCCGGTAATGGTGTGGATATACTTATCTATCTAGATGAGTGGTATAGTCTTAATGCTACTATCATAGCTGACCAATACTTAGCAAACGATATCCCTCTTGCAGGCTCTAAGACTTTCTCATTACCAATACATCAAAAAACAGACAACTTCCAATTAAGGTTATTTAATGATTCTCCGTTCCCTGTAGCATTAAATTCAATGATGTGGGAGGGACATTACTCACCAAGATTTTATAGGAGAACTTAACAAATGATATTAGGAGAAATCCCGACTTTAATACTACCCATGTTCGACTTTGCAATACTTCCAATTCTTATAGGTGCAGGCTTAGGAGCTGCCGGAGGAGTAGCTGTCGCTGGTACTATGGCTGGTGTTACAGCAATGACTGGAGCTTTAGTCGGAGGTGGAATAGGAGCATCCGTAGGTGGTCAGATTCACGGTGGTCAACAAGCTGCTAGTGCTGCTCGTGAAGCAGCTGAAGCATCAAATGACGCTACAGAACGTCGTTACGTTTACGACATGGAAAAGTGGGAGCTTGATAAAGAAACTATCATAGCTAACAGAGACTTTGCAATAGAAGAGATAGCTACTAAAGCTCGTAACGAAGGTCGTATCGCTGACTATACTGATGCTATGAATGCTCAGAGATATCAGCGTGACTTACAAATTCGTAACAGAGAGCAAGAATCAAACGAAGCACAGTATCAGAGATCAGAAGAAGTCTATACAAAACAATTAGGTCTAAATGCCGTTTCTTATCAAACAGGTTATGAAAGTGAAAGAAGAGCTTTAGAAGAAATATATACTGAACAAGCTTTTGATAGACAAGAAGCTTTCCTCGAGTCCTTATTAAGAGAAGGACAGCTAAGAGCAAGAGGTATGAGTGGACGTACAGCTGCCAAAGGAGGTCAAGTTAATGCTGCTGATTTTGGTCGTCAAATAGCACAGCTTAACGAAGGCTTTGCAAGTGCAGGCAGAAATGCAAGAGCTGTATTTGAAGAACTAGCTACGGATAAAGCTTCAGCAGATTTATCTGCATACGCTTCACGTATGCTTGACCCCGGTTTCTTACCATATCCAGAAGAAGCATTACCTACACCTAGAGCTGAGTTTCTTTATCCAAGAGAACTCGAAGACTTTGACTTTGGACCACAGCCAGTTAGAGGAGCTATGGCTTCTCCTAATGCTGCTGCAAGTCGAGTATGGGGTAATACAATATCAGGTATAGCTGGCTCAGTAGGTAACATCGCTATGGGATTATCTAGAGCATAACAATGGCTAAAATATCAAAATCACGGTATAAGTCCTACGGGCAGAAGCAAAGATTCCAAAATCGAGGTGACGTTCTCAGTGCCTCGATTGACAGAATCAGACAGCAACGTGAAATAGAAATCAATGGCTTAAAAACATTAGCCAATAACGAAGAGAAAAACGCACAACTCCAGATCAGAGGACTTAGAGCTGCTAATGATTCTCAGATTGACAATATAAACAAGATTAATAACTTTGAAAATAAAGTTACTGCAAATAGAGCAAGTGCTATGGAAGTACGTGCTGAAAGAGAAATTGATGCTATCTTAGGAAGAGCTAAAGAAGCTGAAAAGCGACAGAAGTTTTATGAAGATTTTGCATCTACTCATTCACAAAACTATGCTAAACTTGCACAAGGTTTATATGGTCTTGCACGTAAGAAACAAGGTGAGAGACAACTAGATAGACTAGATCCAAACTATATTGTTGAAGCTGGTGAGATCTGGACTAAAAGTGAGAAGTCTGTAGAGAAGAACGCTAACACAGAAATAACTAGCAGTGATACTAAAACAAATCCTTTAGATCCTGTTACGAAAAAAGAGATAGCTGTTCAAACTCTTAGTAGCAACAGACATTATCATAATGGTGTACTACAGGATGTTAAAAATAGTAGAGCTGCTATTACTTCAGTAATACAACGTAAAGCTTTTGTTGAGGAAAATGGTGAGAGAAAAAGTTTACTTACTCCATCATTAGCTGTTAAAACTTACAGAGAATATGGCGAGGAAATTCTTAGACAAACAGGAATACCTCGTCATTCTGCAACTGGTAGAGAGATAATCAAAACACTCGAAACTTGGGGTAGAGATGTAGCGGAAGTTCGTTACAATGCTAACCAAGCATTTACTGACCAAAACTCTATTATTAAAAAAGTAGAGATCATGGCTTATGAGATTAAACAGGCTCATGCAGCTCTTGATGATACGAAGAAAGGAGAGTTATGGGATTATGTGCAGACCTCTAACCAATCTCTTCACCATATTATACAAGGTGCTATCTATGAATCAAGTGATGGTAAGTTTGGACTTAAGTCTTGGAATCCTCAGAAAGTAAATGCTGCTATCTTAGAGTATTTACATCCACATTTTAAAGATTTACCAGATGAAGAGCAGTATGAAATCTTTGATAACATACTAAACTTTAATGCTGATACAGGTAAACTTACCATAATGAATGGCGAGACTGTAGGTATGCTTACCAGATCTAAAGAGTTACAAGAAAAGTTAGTTGAACTACAAGATCAAGCTAGACAGCAAAGAGAAAAAGATATTAAGAATAAACAAGATTCTGATAGACGGGACAAAATAGCACCTTTCGATGATGCTTGGCAAAAAGGAATAGATGGTGATTGGACTGAGTTTAATGCAATGAAAAATGATTATATAAGAGTTCTTGAATCAGATTTACTTAAAAATACTCCTTATCAAACTGAAGGATATAATCGACTAAACTGGAACCCTAATGATTACAGTGATTTTAATACATTTGAAAGTGCTTTAGGAGAGTATACAGATGGTAACATAGATACTGCTTTAATTATTTTAGCAAATAACTCTGGTGGTAAAGAGATAGACAGTGGCTATGCGTATGATCCACGATTTGAAAAGATGAATAAAGCTGTGAAAGTTATCAACAGTCTTGATGGAGATGTTGGGGCAGTAGATAAAGCAGCTCTGGATATATACAAATTGTCTTTTGGCAAGACAGCTTTTAAAGATTCTCTTATAAATGAAGCTGATCGTAGAGTTATTACAGCAATTAAACATCATCTTATGCGAGAAATAATAAATGATGATTCAGATGATCCAGCATTTAAAGTTTTTACAAACGCAAGAAATACAGTTTCAGCTGCTTTTGAACTTGGTATAGATAAAGAGCAAGGAATATATGCTGCAACTGAAGCCTCTAATGCAAACTGGACACCAGCTGTTGTAGACAATAACGGTAAAGTTATAAAGAAAGGAGGTTATGGTGATAAAGGTGAAGGCTCTTCTAGACCATCAGTTTTAAATAATTTCGTTTTTCATAACTTTGATAACAGAATAGACTCAAGTGTAACATTAACTGCAAAGACTATAGCTGATGAATTTTTCCCTATTACAAGAGTCTATGGTGATGGTACAGTTATTCGTGATGTACCTTTAAACTTACAAGCACGTATTGAAACGAATTTAAACGGACCTAATTCTATTTTAAGTACTGATGAGAAAAACTTTATTGCATCAAATGTATTCAACGGAGACGCTGATAATAGAGCTATCAGTAGTAACTTAAAAGTATTAATAACAATGGCTAGAAAATTCAACCCTAACTTAACTACAAAAGATGTTATGAATATGGTTGTAAAAGGTATAGCTGCTAATTCACAAGCTGGTTATTCTCAATTAGAAGGTAAAACTTATCCAATGGGATTAGATGACATAACTAAAAAAATAACAGGTAAATGTACAAAGAGTAACAGAAATAACTTTGCCCTTTGTATAACTGAGTTGTTGAGACAAAACGGGGTCGATATCAACAACCCACCATCAGATCAAATTCTTAACTTATATCAATGAATGAAGAAGAACTACTAGAAGAAGAACAACAGAATCAGGTAATAGAACCAGAAATAGCTTTTGACTACACCGATTCAAATGAAGTACAAAATATTACTACTGGTGGTAACTTCAATGCACCTTTTAAATCTAAAATAGGTAACAGTACAGTAGACTTGTCTGATGAAACTAACCAGAATAAAATGCTTGAAGAGTATGATACTTGGTGGAATCATGGTTTAAAGTTTGGTTTAGTTGCTAAAGATAAGAAAGAAGAACGTAATAAGATGAGAAATGATTGGTATTTAAAGTACCATAATATGGATTACGATACTTACTTAGGTGAAAAACAGAATCAACCTAAAACAAGTATGTATGGTTCTTCTAATCCTATTGAAATATTAGGTGACACAATAGATGGATTACGTGCCCCCGGTATGGGAGTAGCTGATTTCGTTATGGATGGCGTTGGTCTGATGGGAGAGTGGGGTGACGAATTAGATGATAGATGGGATGCTGCCACAAAGATGGATGATCCTGTACATCAACAGATTCGTACACTCTCTTCTGTTATTATTCCTTCATTAGTAACCGGTTACGGTACTGCATCTTTAATTGGTAAGATACCTAAGATGCCTGCATTAGTAAAAATGTTAACTACTGCTGGTGCTTGGACATTAGAATCTCAAATTGTAACTGGTATTAGTGATACAAGTGAAGACCATAGTTTATCTGGTGCACTGGTACAGATGTGGCCCGGGGTCTTTGACGTTGGTGGACGTTT